CTGACATTAGGTAGATTTTGAAATAATCTGTCTTCCATGAACATGGATTCGAATTTATATTTAACTAATCTTCTGATAGGACCTCTGATTGTGTCAATTAATTTAGTTTTAGTTGAAGCACTTATGTTTACATCTTCTAACTGCATCAACTTATAATTTCGTTCAAGTAATTCTTTATTCTGTAATATTTTGACAAAGAAATTACCATCATCATCTTTGTGTTTATGTGCGTATTTATATATCTCCTGTAAACTATAACTATTATTCTCTTCTCCCAAAGTTGGTATGTTTTTTACCAATGTTTTGGTAGCTATTCCTTTTACACCATCTATATTATCAGACTTATCACCCTCAAATATTTTAGCCATAATAAAGTTCTCTGCAGTTACACAATACTCTTCTAAAACTGCTTCTTTGTCGTATAATTTTTTCTTAGTGGGAGACCAAACTTTGATATCGTCTGATACTAATTGTAGGAAATCTTTGTCGGTTGACATAATTACTTTTTCACCATCAGGTATTACACTCTTTGCGATATAAGCTATAGCATCATCTGCTTCGATACCATCTACAGATATAGTAGTTAGTGGTAATAATTCAAGATAGTCTGCAACTCTTCTAAGTTGCATTAACATATTTCGTCTTTCGTCTTCTACATTTTCTAATCCAGCTACTCTATTAACTCTATAAGACGTTCTACGTTTATTTTTATAATCGGAATATAATTTACGGCGGCGGTTGCTCCCACCCTTACCGTCAAACACGATGATAGTACGGGTGGGATTAAACATATTAATGGCAAATCCTACGCTTTTAAGGAAACCAACAATGCCACCAACATGAACGCCGTTTTCGTTTAGAGTCGGCATTACGCTGAACACTCTTATAAAAGTATTCAAGCCGTCAACTATTAGCACTTTTTTGTTTGTGTTCTGAAAGTTAACAGAACCACCTTTTTTCTTTATCTCATTCAGGATGGAAAGGTATCTGGAGTTCGACATCACTCACCAACTACCTCTTCCGTTTCAACTACGTCATCAATTCCCAAATCTTTCATATCATATTTTAGTATAACTTTATCGCATATTTGTTCGTAAACGAATGATTTGAAATCTGGATCTGATAGTTTATCACCGAATTCTTTTGATTGAAACTTGTGTTCTTGTCCTAAGTGGTCTGTAAGTGTATACCATGCACCAGCTTGTTTTACAATCTTATGGTCTTTCATTACTTTTAACCAACTACCTACGTCATCAATACCACTCTCAAAGTATAAAGGAAACTCACAACTTCTCAAAGGTGGACCTAATCTATTCTTGACAACTTGTGCAAGTATAGTCATACCAATAACGTGATTCTTTTTATCTTTGATTTGACCTTTGTTCTTCAATCTAACTCTTGTAGATGCGTGAAATGGTAGTGCTTTACCACCACTTGTAGTCCAAGGATCCCCAAACATCACACCTAATTTTTGTCTTAACTGATTTGTAAACACAAGAGCCACTCTTTGTCTACCAATCATTTGAGTAATTTTTCTTAATGCTTTTGAAATAATAATTGCTTTTGATGTAGCCCAACCATCTTTATCAAAGTCAGCTTCCATCTCTACATTAGTTGATGCAGCTGCAAGTGAATCTACAAGAATAGTTACTAACCTATCTTTATCTGACTCTCTAACTTTTGCTACAATCTCTTCTACTGCTGCGAATATATCTTCGACAGTTTCTAAATGTAGATACAACATATTATTAATATCGACACCAATAACTTTCAGAAAGTCTTGACTTACTGCAGTTTCAGTATCAATATAGACTGCTACACCACCTTTTTTCTGAGTCTCAGCTAAAAGATGTGCACCAACTAAAGATTTACCACTTGATTCTAATCCATTAAGTTCTGATATCCTACCTACTGCTATTCCACCATTTGGTCTATTTGAAATGGCTAAATCCAATAATGTAGATCCCGTAGAAATAAATTCTTTTATATCTGTAGGTGTTGTATCACTACCGTCAAGAAAGTATGCAACTTTGGTATCTTTAAAAGTTTTATTTAGACTAGCGGCAAGTTGCCCTGCCAAATCGTCTCTTGTTGACATAAACTTCTCCTAAATTTTTAGATAACTTAGGGGAGCGAAAGTAGGAACTCACACTCCCCAACTTATTTGTCTTTTATTAGTTATTAAACAGATCGTCAAATGCTGCTGATACATCCTCTTTAACTTCTTCTTTCGGTGAAGCTTTAGATTCAGTTACAGATTCTTCTTGTGATTCTTCAGATTCATCTGGATTTAACCAATTATTTAGAACTTCAGTAAGTTCTTCATAAGTTTGTTCCTGATATATCTCAGTAATATCCTTTTGATTATCCATAAGATTCTCAAGAAGAGTAGCATCTTCCGTAATCGGGGTTTGATTTGGTTTTACCCTGATTGTTGTTTTAGGAAACGAAGCTCCAACTTCTTCTGCTGTCTTGAACTCTACAGTAATATCACGACCATTCATTTGATCGGTAATATCACCATAATCAGGATCAGCGATGATGGAAAGCAGTTCTTGATAAACTGTTTTGCCAAAACCCCAAAACTTCACACCTTGATTCTCTTCACCACGAATGATTACTGGAGCAAAAGTTCTCATCTTAGACTCGATTTTACGAGCTAAACGATAGTCTTCCTTGTTACCCGAAGCTTTGAGTTTTTGAGAAAACTCTTCGATTGGGTCTGGACGACCAAATGACATTGGTGAAAGATAAGATTTTCTACCCAAATCATAATGGAAAAACAATTCAATGAAAGGATTGTCCTTATTAAATTTATAAGGTACGATTCTTACTTGAGTTGTGCCAGGGGATGGCTTCCAAAGATTTGATGTGCGATTGTTTGTGATTTGAAGTTGACCTAGACGCTTCTTCAATGCGTTAATATCCATTAGATATCTCCTATTTGTTATTCGTTAATTGTTTAATTGTTACTAATTTATTTGTAACCGTTTTCATACATATATAAGTATAATATATATTCCTCAAAATGTAATTTATTTTTCGTCAATATCAGATTTCCATGTTTTTGTATGTATTATTGAATATACCCTTGTTGGTATTTCATACAGTCCCTCTTCATTTGTCAATAACATGCGATTTCTGTAGTTCTCCCAGGGTATTGGAAATGAATTATCTAATACACCATTGTTTAGTTTCTTAACTAACTCATTAAGTGCATTGATTGTGTATAGAGAATTTGATTGTTTCTTTCTATGTATTGAAATTGTGTCTACTGAACTTTCAACATAGTCATCAGTTGCTTCTACATTGTATGTACATATCAATTGATGATAATCGTTTTCGTTCTGAAATACATATATCTTGTCGAATACTATATCGTTACAAGCTATAATCAAATCTATTGTTTCGTATAATCTATTCCTTTTGCAAAATGTTGCTAATAATTGTGTTTTCATCTTTCCCTATCCTTCTTTAACAATTTTTCTAATTTTACTAGATCTTTATCACCCCAAGTAGTTGTATCAAATGAACCAACTTTTAAAGCTAATGCCATAAAAGGTGTTTGTCCTAATTCCATAACAGGCGCTGAACCGATACCTCTTGACCGACCAGCCATATAAAATAAAGGATACTTCATTTCATTTTCATGTTTAAATAATATCTCACCAGAATCGTAGTTTATTTCTATTTTATCAGCCATAAATTCTTCTAAATCTTCCGGCTCTTTACTACCACCCCTTACTTCATCTATTCTCTCAAGCAATACATCTTTAAACTCTGAACCAAATAAATCTGTCAAATTTTTCTCATCCAATACCGCACCATCGGGTGGAATACCGTACATCGTTATGAAATCATCAACACCACCATCTTTTAATTTTTTATTTAGACCTAAAGTATCTAAAACATGCATTGATTTTAAAACATGACGATTCATACCTACTTTAGCAGCATCAGAAGCATTCAATACAGAAAAAGCTTTTTGTGTTAAAAAATCATCGGATTCTCTAATATGTTTTTCTCCCTCTTTATCTTTTATTTGTAAAAGTCGGTGAAAGGCTTTCATATCTTTGCCTGTCATTTTTTTGTTATTGATTTTTTCTAACAACTCTTCAGGATTTCTCAAAATGTCAATATATGGTGATAGTTTTACTTTTTTTATCTCTTCATCACTTAAACTGTTTGCCATTTCTAATATATCTTTAGCTTTATATTTACTAGCTGATTTAACGAATCTTTCTGCTCTATCTTCATTATAATTTTTTATTGACATCGCCTCTGCCAACTCAGCGTGTTCTTCATCAGGCATTTGTTCTTTTAAGTCTTCTAATAATAATTTAGATTGTTTAGCCCAACCACCATTATTTAAAAATACACTTCCGTCTTGTTTGAGTGATATTCCTACATTTCTACCATCTTTAGTTTTAACAAACATATCGGCTGATGTTTCTAACTTTTTATCAACTCCAATCGCTTCTCTTCCTGCAGGTGTATCCCAAGAAACATCTTCAATATTTTCTATACCTATTTTTTGTTCAACCGCACTTAAAGTTGACATGGTAGCACCAACCCACTTTTGATTTAAAAAAGTATCTTTATCTTTAGCAATATTTGTCAAAAATTCTTTTATTTCCTCTGGTGATTTACCATCTTTTAACATACGAATACCTGTATGAACAGCTGCTTCACCAGCTCTTGATGTATCAGTTCCTAATCCAACTCCTTCACGACCACCAGATTCTTTATCGGCTTTTGCTTGAGTCTGTGTGTATCTTAAAGTTTTTTCTACAGTTTCATGGTCTTTTGC